GGTACATTCAACTACATGTTGGTCTTCCAAGCAGAACATAACATCCTGATGCACCCCTTCCACATGTTGGGAGTTGCTGGTGTATTTGGTGGAAGCTTGTTCTCAGCTATGCATGGATCTTTGGTCACGTCTTCCCTTGTTCGTGAAACGTCTGAAGACATTAGTCAGAACTATGGTTACAAGTTCGGACAAGAAGAAGAGACTTATAATATTGTGGCAGCCCATGGTTATTTCGGTCGTCTCATTTTTCAATATGCGTCTTTTAATAATAGCCGTAGCTTGCACTTCTTTCTCGCTGCTTGGCCTGTCGTGGGTATCTGGTTTACTGCTCTTGGGGTTAGTACTATGGCATTCAACTTAAATGGTTTTAACTTTAATCAGTCTATTGTGGATAACAATACTCACGTTATTAATACCTGGGCAGATGTACTCAACCGTGCTGGACTTGGCATGGAAGTCATGCATGAGCGTAATGCCCATAATTTTCCACTTGATTTAGCTTCAACTAGCGCCACACCTGTGGCCCTTCAAGCACCTGCAATCGGCTAATGCACACGTCCGTTCATCCATTGATTCATGGAATTATATCAAATAACAGTAAATGATACTTGGATTGTCTTAGTACACAAAGCAATATCTAAGTATTTAGAAACTTGGCCTGGTGGTGATCCGTCAGAACAAGCAGCATTGATGACATTAAAGTCTGACTTAGATAGAATGCTATTAGAAGTATCATTCAACAAATCAATGGACGCATGACACATAAGTATGGAACGGGACTTATGAACTTCTTAGGAGGTTACTGTGCAAGGCAAGACTTATTGCTATCGCGGTGTAAAGTACACCAAGTGAGATAGATCTAATGAGGGGTGCAATTCCCCTCTTCACTATTGGCATTGGCCCTTACGAGGATACCCTTTGCCGTCTAGACGGTGGGATAGACCACAATAAAATTAAACATCAAACGTTTGGTAATAGTTATATCTTTATTTTTTATTATTAAAAATGGCTTTTCAATCTTCTGTTAACCCATCTCAGCTTACTCAGCTGGGTCAGGCTAACCTAGCTGGAGACAAGCGTGCACTGTACCTTAAACTGTTCAGTGGCGAAATGTTCAAAGGCTTCCAAAATAATACAATCGCTCGTGACTTGATCATGAAGCGTACACTTAAGAACGGCAAATCTTTGCAGTTCATTTTCACAGGTCGTACCAAAAGTGAATTCCATACGCCTGGAAATAGCATTCTTGGTGATACCAATGGTGCACCTCCTGTAGCTGAAAAGACGATCACGGTTGATGACCTGTTGATCAGTTCAGCTTTCGTCTATGAATTGGACGAAGTACTTTCTCATTACGATCTTCGTTCTGAGATTTCACGTAAGATCGGCTACGCTCTTGCAGAAAAGTATGACCGTCTTGCATTCCGTGCTATTGCACGTGGTGCACGTAAGGCTTCTCCTATCAGTGCAACTGGTTATGTTGAGCCTGGTGGTACACAGATTCGTGTTGGTGCAACAACTAACGATTCTGATGCTTACGTTGCTTCTAACTTGGTATCTGCATTCTATGATGCAGCTGCTGCTCTTGATGAGAAGGGAGTTACTTCTGATGGTCGTGTGGCTGTCCTGAACCCACGTCAGTACTACGAATTGATTCAAGCTGTTGGTACTAATGGTTTGGTTAATCGTGATGCACAAGGTACTGCTTTGCAAGGTGGTAACGGCATTATCGAGATTGCTGGTATCAAGATCTACAAATCAATGAACATCCCGTTCCTTGGTAAGTATGGTACTGCTTACGGTGGTACAACTGGTGTAACCGCACCTGGTAACACTGGTGATTTCGTTGCTGAATCTCTTGAAGATGCATCTGATGCTCAAACTGGAATCAATAATGATTATGGTACTGCATCTCAATTCGGTTCTAAGTCCTGTGGTCTTATCTTCCAAAAAGAAGCAGCCGGTATGGTTGAAGCAATTGGCCCACAGGTTCAAGTAACCAGTGGTGATGTCTCCGTGGTATACCAGGGTGACGTTATGCTTGGTCGTTTGGCTTGCGGTTGTGATTACCTCAACCCTGCAGCTTCTGTTGAACTGTATGTTGGCGCTTCTGCTCCTTCTGATTTCTAATTTTTATGTCATACGGGAGTCTCTTCGGAGGCTCCTTTTTTTTAATTCTTTATTGAGAATAATACTCATTATCAAATCATGCCTTTTCCTACTACTGGCCCAAACACCCAATTACAAGCTGTTAATCAGATCCTGGCGTCAGTTGGTCAGGCTCCCGTGAATACTCTAACAACTGAAACAACTTTTGTACTTGAACCACTGACTACTTTTACTGGTAGTATTACAGGTACTACATTAACTACTGAAGAACCTGATATACCTATTGGTACATATCTAACTGGAACTGGTATTACTCCTAACACAGCTATTTCAACAACAGGTACAGCACTCGGTACAAACCCAGAAACATATAATTACACTGTTAATATTTCTCATACATCAACAGGTAATATACCAATTCAAAAATCAGTTGTTTCTTATAAAGTAGAAACTCAAACTAACCCGGACGTTGCGATTGCTTTTAATACTTTAAAAGAAATATCACGTGAAATTCAGTCTGAAGGCTGGACATTTAATAAAGAATTAAATTTAGAAGTAACACCTGATGCAACAACAAAGAAAATAGCCATCCCTAATAATGCTATTCAATATGATCTTAGTCAAGATTATGTGGCTAATTTAGGTAGAAATAGTGTAAACCGTGGTGGTTATCTTTATGATACTATAAAACATACAGATCAATGGGAAGATGAAACCTTATACATTGATGTATTATGGGAATGGGATTATCAATATCTTCCACAACCTATTCAAGCTTATATTGTCGCCAGGGCTTCTGCTGTATTCTCTAGCAGAGTGATTGGTGATGGACAACAATTCCAAATGCTATCACAAAAAGAAGCTTATACAAAAGCTATGGCTTTAGAATACGAATGTAATCAAGGTGATTATACTTATTTTGGTAGTCCACAAAGTGGTAATTATTACCGCAGCTATAAACCCTATAACGCATTGTATCGCTAATGTCAGTAGTAACACAATTATCACCTAATTTTTTAGGTGGTGTCTCGAAACAAAATGACGATAAAAAGTTACCTGGTCAGGTATCAGAGTGCATTAACGGTTACCCTGATCCTACCTACGGTCTACTGAAAAGACCGGGGATGAAGTTCAATAATACTTTAAAAAAAGCTAACGGTACTAACTTCACTAAAACTGAATTAGATGATGCTGTTTGGTTCTTTATTGAACGTGGTGCAGCAGGTTCATATATTGGTGCTATTAAAGGTTCTAATATTTATGTATGGACAGCTGTAGATGGTACTTGGTGTACTGTTACTAATAATAGTGCTACATATCTAACTGGTACTACCAAGAATGATTATCATTTTCGTAGTATTCAGGATACTACAATTATTACTAACAAAACTATTAATGCTGCTATGCAGCCTAATGGTACTTACATACCTAATACTGTTGCTACCCTTAAACTTGTTACACTTGTCAATACCTATACATATACTGTTACTATTGAAGGTATAGAGGCTTCAGTAACAAGTCAAAACAATACAACATTTGATGATATGTTGTTGTATGATGCTTCAGATATAAACACAAACCATCATCTTGTTGATAAAATTAAAGATGTTATTGAAGCACAACAAACAGCAGGTAATGCAAATTTTTATGGAAAATGGTATTTAGAAGGTTACCCTGATAGTCTTGTTATTAAACGTAGTACAGGTACTAATGCAGTTGTAACTGATTATAGTGCTGTTACTGGTACGCCACTTTCCTTTACTATTGATGCTAAAGGTGGTCTTAATAACACTGCTATAGAAGTATTTGAAGATGAAGTAGAAGATGCTTCTAAACTTCCTTTAGAATCTTTTGGTGGTCATCATATAACAGTAAGCAATACAACTAATGCTGAAGATGATTA